GGTAACGCGCGACCTCGAAAGTTTTTTAGCGACAGAAATTTCAGAGGTGCTTCGTTTCATTAATCATAAAAAATTAATAAGGAAAAATATTGACCATTGTTGCTACGCATTCAGTTGAAACCATTGCAAAATTACTAGATTTAAGCACAAGACGAGTCCAGCAATTAGTTAAAGATGGTGTTATACCTAAAACTGAAAAAGGTAGATATGAATTAGCCCCATGTGTCAGAGGCTATATTGCCTATTTACGCGATAGAAATATTGGGGCTGGAATTGTCAGCCTTGATGAAGCTCGAATGAGAAAAACGGTTGCTGAAGCACAATTGTCAGAACTTCAATTAGAAAAAGAACGTGGGTCTGTTCTTGATGTTGAGCAAATCGAAAAACTTTGGTCAGGCATTGTGTCAGCAACTCGTCAAAGAATTTTATCAATACCAGCCAAACTTGCTCCAATAGTAGCTGTGGAAGAAAAGCCAGCAACTTGTAAGGCTATCATTGAAGAACAAATCATAGAGGCATTGCATGAAATTACAGAGCAACTTGGAAACCAAGCCAAGTCTGCAAGCTCATCAGTTGTTGAGTTCGATAACACAAAAGATAAGTCCACCACCAAAGCTAAAGGTAAGTCAGTGGGCGGATCAAAAAAGAAGGCTATCACCTGAAGCATCAGCAGAAGTGGGGCGCTGGTTTACTTCAAGAGCAAATTATTTACGCGATATTATGGATGCCATCAATGACCCTGATGTGCGTCAGGTTGCTGTGATGGCTTCAGCACAGGTTGGCAAAACAGAAACATTATTAAACATTATTGGTTATCATATCGACCAAGACCCTGCACCTATACTTATCATCCAGCCAACATTAGGGATGGGACAGGCGTTTTCAAAAGATCGACTTGCACCAATGCTAAGAGATACTCCAGCATTACAAGGAAAAGTAAAAGACCCAAGAGCTAGAGACTCAGGCAATACAACATTACATAAAGTCTTTGCAGGTGGTCACGTTACAATTTCTGGTGCTAACTCAGCAGCTAGTCTAGCTAGTCGACCTGTTAGAATTGTGTTGTGTGATGAAATTGATCGCTATCCACCAAGTGCTGGAACGGAAGGTGACCCCGTTCGACTAGCAGAAAAAAGAGCCAGCACTTTTTGGAATAGCAAGGTGGTGACTGTTAGCACCCCCACACACAAAGGGGCTAGTCGAATTGAAGATGAATATGAGCATAGTGACCAAAGAAAATATTATGCGTTATGTCGGCACTGTGGCGAACATCAAGTTTTAAAATGGTCAAACGTCATTTGGGATGATGGAGAGCCAACAACAGCTCATTATGTTTGTGAAAAATGTGGTTCAATTTGGTCTGAAGCTGACAGACTTCATGGCATTGCAAATGGAAAATGGATAGCCTCAAAGCCTTTTAGTGACATAGCAGGTTTTCACATTACAGGCTTATACTCACCTTGGATTAGTTTACCTGATGCTGTTAGAGATTTTTTGCAAGCTAAAAAGCATCCAGAAACTTTGCGAGTTTGGGTCAATACTTATCTTGGCGAAACTTGGGAAGATGCTGGTGAGCAAGTTGATGATTATGCCATTGCAAATCGTAAAGAAAAATATTCAGCACAAGTTCCACAAGGCGTTCTAGTTTTAACGGCTGGTGTTGATGTTCAAGATGACAGGCTTGAAATAGAAGTTGTTGGACATGGTCGTGATGAGGAAAGTTGGTCAATCATTTATAAAACAATTTATGGTGACCCAAGTTCTTCACAGCCTTGGGGTGAGCTGGATGAGTTACTACAACAAAGCTACAAACATGAATCGGGAATTGACTTAACCATTCGAGCAGTCTGTATTGATTCTGGTGGTCACCACACCAGCACAGTATATAAATTTTGCAAAGCACGAGAAGGAAGAAGAGTTTTTGCCATTAAAGGTGTGGGTGGTGAAGGTAAAGCTCTGGTTGGCAGACCAACAAAAAATAATATCGGCAAAACTAAACTTTTTCCAGTTGGGGCAAACACAGCAAAAGATTTAATTTTTGCACGATTGCGAATTACAGATTCTGGAGCTGGATATTGTCATTTTCCAGATCATTATGATGACGAATATTTTAGACAATTAACTGCTGAAAAGTGCATTACAAAATACCACAAAGGTTTTCCAAGACGGGAATATGTGAAAACCAGACCTCGCAATGAGGCGTTGGATTGTAGGGTCTATGCACTAGCAGCATATGGAATTTTAAATTTAAACATAAACAAAATTGCAGAGCGTTTGCACAAACGTAAAGAGCCTGATGTTGATGAAAAGCCAGAAGTGGCAATCGTTCAAAGAAAACAGAGGGCTTCAAAGCAAAATTACATTAACTCTTGGCGAGATTAAATGGCAAATCAATTTGATACTAGCAATGTTCCTGAAACAGAGCCGCGTGTCATTGTGGCTGGTGACAGAGTGCAATGGAAGAGGACAGACTTAGGAACTGATTATCCAAACAATGCATATAATTTAAAATATTCAAGCAGACTTGAGGCATCTGGTTCAACAACATTTGATATTGCTTCTGCTGATTCTGACAATGATTTTCTTATGACAGTTACAAGTTCAGCAAGTGATAATTACACAATTGGCACTTACCATTGGCAACTTTATGTCTTTCGAGAAAGTGATTCTGAAAGAATTACTCTTGATGCTGGAACGTGGGAGGTTAAGCCCAACCTTGATGCAAATACGTCTGACCCAAGGAGTCATGCAAAGATAGTTTTAGACGCTATTGAGTCTGTGATTGAAGGTAGAGCATCAAAAGATCAAGAATCATATTCAATTGCTGGAAGGTCACTATCACGAACACCTGTGACTGATTTATTAGAGCTTAGAAATTATTATAGAGCAATTGTTGTGCGAGAAGGCAGACGAGAAAAAGCTCGTAATGGTGACCCAACAGGTCGGCTGATACAGGTGCAATTCTAATGGGGATATTTAGTAGAAAAAAACGTGATGACCAAAAACCATCACGCAAGCGTAGTTGGGGTGGAGCAAAAGCTGGTCGATTGTTTGCAGATTTTTTAACAAGCAGTAAGAGTGCTGACGCTGAACTACGCTATGATTTAAAAGTTTTGAGGGACAGGTGTAGACAACTTTCAAGAGATGACCCGTATTCAAAACGATTTTTAAAAATACTTAGCACAAATGTTATTGGCTCTAATGGGATAGGCTTACAACTCAAAGCCAGAAATGATGATGGCAGACTTGATTCTGCTGGAAATGCAATTATTGAACGTGCATGGAGAAGATGGGGCAAGAAAGGTGTTCCCACTGTTGATGGTAAAATGAGCTGGCTTGATTGTCAGCGTATGTTCATTGAATCCGTTGCACGAGATGGCGAAGTTCTCATTCGTCATTTGCGAAATGCAGACAACCCTTCGGGCTATGCAATCCAGTTTCTCGAAGCTGACCATTTGGATGAGCAATTTACAACTAAGGCAAGGTCTGATGGTTCAAGAATTTCGATGGGCGTGGAGTTAAATGGATTTGATAAACCTCTAGCTTATCATTTGTGGAATAATCATCCTCACAACGATTTAGCTAGTTCAAGAAAAAGAAACAGAGTTGTTGCTAAAGAAATTTTACATGCCTATTTGCCTGAGAGAAGTCATCAATCGCGTGGCGTTCCTTGGATGGCAACTGCCATTACACGATTAAAACAACTGCAGGGCTATGAAGAATCTGAACTCATTGCGGCAAGAGTAGCTTCTGCAAAAATGGGATTTTTTACCAGTCCAGATGGTGATGGGTATAGTGGTGAAGAGTATGATGATACCTACCAGCCCTTGATGTCAGCAGAACCAGGAACTTTTGAGCAATTGCCACAGGGCATGTCGTTTGAATCGTTTGACCCTAGCCATCCAACAACAGCTTTTGCAGATTTTGAAAGAGCAATTTTACGAGGCATAGCTTCAGGATTAAATGTTTCTTACCATTCCTTGTCAGGTGATTTAACAAGCGTGAACTATTCAAGTATTCGACAAGGAGCTTTAGAAGAGCGAGATTATTATAGAAGTTTACAGCAATTTTCAATTCAACATTTTGTAGAGCCAATATTTCAAAATTGGTTAGAAATGGCAATGACCACTGGTGAGATTACAATACCAGTAAGTCGCTTTGATAAATTTGCTGACGCGGTCACATGGAGACCAAGAGGTTTTGCTTGGATAGACCCGTTGAAAGAAATTCAGGCAAACATTGTTGGTCTGCAAAATGGACTTGTGACCATGCAAGATGTGGCAAGCCAATATGGGCGTGATGTTGAAGATGTCATGGAACAAATTGGTAAAGAGAAACAGCTTGCAGAACAGCTTGGTGTTCAAATTGCCTTTGAGCCATTTGGAGCAAGCACAAATTCAGTAGACCCTAAAATTATAGGGAGCGAGGAATTATGAGTGATAACATAGAAGATATTGCTGAAGAGCAAACTGATGAAAGAACCACACAACCAAGTGGTGTTTTTCATCGAGCATTTGCATTGAGAGCAGAACCCATTGACGTTGAGGCAAGACGAGTTGAAATTGCAGTCAGCTCAGAAGAGCCTGTCGAACGAAGTTTTGGTATTGAAAAACTTTCACATAGAGCAAGTGCAATAAATTTAGATTTTTTTGACGGTGGTCGTGCTCCATTACTACTTGACCATGACCCCCGTCAGCAAATAGGCGTTGTTGAAAAAACTTCTGTAGATGAGCAAGAAGGTCGGCTAAGAGCGACAGTACGCTTTAGCAAAAGTGCGTTGGCAGAAGAAGTATTTAACGATGTCATTGACGGTATTCGCGGAAATGTGTCTGTCGGATATTCTGTCGATTCAATGGTTGAAGAAACAAAAGATGATGATGAGAGCGTCACTCGATTTATTGTTGATAAGTGGACACCATTAGAAACTTCGATTGTTTCAATTCCAGCAGATACAAGTGTTGGAGTTGGGCGGTCAGCAACAATTCAAAACATTAAAGAAGAAGAGGTCGAAATGACAGAAGAAGTAACTGTTGATGAGACTCAAATTCGTGAACATGCAGCTTCTGAAGCTAAAGCTGAAGAACGTAAACGAGTTCGTGAAATCTCATCATTATCAGGTCGTCATCAGCTTAAAGAGCTAGGTGACAAAGCCATTGACGCTGGAACTAGCGTGGATGAATTTAGAGCACAGGTTTTAGAATCTATTGGTGATGCAAAACCATTGTATGACCCTGTTGACCAACCTGATATTTCAAAAAATGAACAACGTGATTTTTCAATACTTAAAGCTATACGAGCATCTGCATCTGGAGATTGGTCTGATGCTGGATATGAGCGTGAAGTGTCTGCTGAAATTGGTCGTAAAATGGGGCGTGAAGCCAAAGGATTTTATGTTCCATCGGCAGGTTGGCAACAAAGAAATATTATCGTAGGCACAAATGCAGACGGTGGTTTTATGAAAGGCACTGACCATCTCGGAAATGAGTTTATTGCGGCATTGCGTGGCAGACTCGTTGTAGCTGAGATGGGTGCAAGAATAATGACAGGCTTGCAGGGTGATGTGGCTATTCCAAAAATAAGTGCTGGAGGTTCAGCAGGGTTTGTTGGTGAAGGTTCATCTGTTTCTGAAGTTAATCAAACTTTTGCACAGGTTAGTTTAGCACCAAAAACTCTTGGCACATTTACAGACCTTTCCAGAAAACTTATCTATCAATCTGACCCATCAGCAGAAGCAGTTATTCGTGAAGATTTACTTGCTGCTGTTGCTGCAAAAATTGAAGATGTTTGCATTGAAGGTGATGGTTCAAATGAACCAACTGGAATTACAAAAACATCTGGTATAGGATCAGTTGCCCAAGGCACAAACGGTGGCGCTCCAAATTGGGCGTCTGTGACTAGCCTTGTAAAAGAAGTTGAACAGGATAATGCAGCACTTTCAGACAACCAAGGCTTCTTAACTAATCCAAAAGTCAAACATAAACTCGCTGGAACAGCTAAAGTTAGCAGTTCAGATTCTGTGATGATACTAGATGAGCCATGGAACAGTCTGTATGGCTATCCAATCAGGTTTACAACTCATGTTCCATCTGACCTTACTAAAGGTTCAACCTCTGGTTCATGTTCTGCAATGATTTTTGGTGACTTTGCACAATTGATGATTGGTTTCTGGTCAGCTCCTGATGTTCTTGTTGACCCTTATACTGGTGGTGCGGCTGGCAATATCAGAATACTTGTCCACCAAGATTTAGATGTTGCAGTTCGACACGCTCAAAGTTTTGCGGCTTGTTTAGACTACACAACTACATAATATTTTTTTCTCACCGACTAGCGGAGTCCTTCGGGACTCTGCTTTTTTTCTTAAAGAGGCAACATGAAAGTAACACTCACAAGAAGTATTGGAATTAAAGGAAAACATTGTGACGCAGGTGATACAGTCGAAGTTGATGAAGTTTTTGGAGCATCTCTTTTAGCACAAGGTCGAGCTGTTGTTGCAGTTGAAAAACCAAAGAAAGCAAAAAATGTCAAAAACAATTAAGTTTAACCAAGATGCTCCAATTAATGGAGTGGGTTATGAAAAAGGTGATGTTGTAACCATTGCGAATGCTGAAGCAGAAGAAGCTGTGTCAAAAAAGGTTGCTGAATATGTAGATAAAAAAATTAAGCAACCAAAAAATCGTGCTGTTAAAAAAGATGAGATTGTTGAAAGATAAATGGCTAGACCTACGCTTGAAACTGCAACAGATTTGGCAGAATTTTTTACGACTGACGATTTTGCAATCACAGCAACCTACACACCCGATGGGGGTTCATCCACTAGTCTCAAAGGCATATTTGACGAAGGGTATCAAGCTGTCGAGATTGGAGGCGAGGTTGCGGTTGCGAATGTCAGCCCGCAATTTTCAACACAAAGCTCAGAAGTAAGCTCTGCAAGCAAAGGCGATGCAATCGTGTGTAACTCTGTCACTTACACAGTTGTAAATGTCCAGCCAGATGGAACAGGCGTGACTACACTAATTCTGGAGCGTAATTAATGGCTCATGTGCGAAAACTGATACGTGATAATATCACAACAACTGTGACAGGGCTGACAACAACAGCCAGCAGAGTTTATCAATCAAGAATTTACCCTTTAGAAACAGGTGAGTTGAATGGTTTATGTGTTTATACGCTCAGAGAAGCCAGTGAGCCAGTATCTGTTGGAGGTAGTTCTCGAACTATTCAAAGAGAAGTTGAGATTGTGATTGAAGCCTATGTGCGAGGCACGAGTGGCTATGACAATACAATTGATACAATCTGTGTGGAAGTTGAAGAAGCACTTGCAGCAGATTTGAGCCGTGGAGGAAATGCTGAAGATACCTCCCTAGCTTCTACAGAAATTGAATTTAGCGGAGATGGTGACCAGCCAATAGCCATGTGCCGTTTAACCTATGCAGTCATTTATTTGACTGCTCAAAACGATGTTGAAACTGACAAATAAGGAATAATAAAAAATGGCAACTTTTCACGGAAATAACGGAGTAGTTAAAGTAAGCTCTAACACTGTTGCAGAGGTCAGAAGTTTTAGTGTGACTCAGACTGTAGATACGGTTGACGCAACGGCTATGGGTGACTCATTTAGAAGTTTTAAAACTGGTCACCAAAGCTGGAATGCTACAGTTGAATGCCTCTGGGATGATACAGATTCAAATGGTCAAGAAGCTCTTGCAGTTGGGGAAAGTGTAACACTTTACCTCTACCCAGAAGGTGCTGGTTCTGGTGCGGATCAAATGCATGGCACAGCAATTGTCACTGAAGTTGGAACATCTGTGGCTCAAGAAGATTTAGTCACACGTTCAATTTCTGTGACTGGTTCTGGTGGATTAACTCATGGCACAGCATAATAAATGACTGATGCAATCAATCAAGTCCTTGAACGTGCAAAAGCACATTACGAGGGGCAAGGTCGAAAATCAATCGAAGTCGAAGAGTGGGCTGATGATGATGGAAAACCAACTATAATTTATTCAAAACCTATGACGCTGCGAGAAAAATCAAAAATTTACAAAGGTGCTAGAAAAGATGATTTAGCAATTTTAGTAGATGCCATAATTCTTAAAGCTGAAAATAAAGAAGGTGAAAAATTATTTGGTCTTGAACACAAGCAAGCTCTTCTCAGGTCTGTTGATGCAGATGTCGTTGCTCGCATTGGAGCTGAAATTATTGGCTCTGAAACTGACATGGATGAACTGGAAAAAAACTAATTGATGACCCTGATTGTTATGCAATTTTTGGTGTGGCAGAACGACTTGGGGTCAGTGTTCTTGAAGTTTATGAATATCCAGTTGAATTATTTGCAGCTTGGTTAGCATTTTTTAAAGTCAAAAATGATTTGGAAAAGAAAAGTTAATGGTAGCAGATAGAAAATTACGCGTTGAACTGACAGCAAAAGATAAAACAAAACGTGCTTTTGGAAGTGTTCAAAAAAGTTTGGGTAAATTAAAAAGCAGTTTGTTTAATATTAAAACACTTATTGGTGCGGCTTTTGCTGGTCTTGCAGTCAGAGCATTAAAAAACTTTGTTACAAAGACATTAGATACTGCTGATGCATTAGCAAAAACTTCAAGAGCTATTGGGTTAACCACAGATGCATTACAAGAGTTAAGATTTGCGGCTGGACTTGCTGGAGTATCGCAAGAAAAATTGGATGCAGGGTTACTTAGATTTACTAAAACACTTGGAGAAGCGAGGGCTGGAACAGGCACACTTATCACTCTGTTAAAAAATAATAACCAAGAATTATTAAATGCAATTTTAAATGCAAGAAATGTTGATGACGCATTTAACATTGCTACAGATGCACTTAGAAATGTAGGTCGTGAAGCAGATAGAGCTGCATTAGCAACTGCACTCTTTGGTAGGTCTGGTAGTTTAATTGCAGCAAATTTAATTCCAAATTTAAAAGCGACAAGGCAAGAAGCAAGGGATTTGGGATTAGTTATGGACAAAGAATTATTGTTTGGGGCTGAAAACGCTAATGATGCTTTGTTTAGACTTGGTGAGCAAATAAGAGTTGGTTTATCAAGAGAAGTTTTGAAAAATACTGATGTAATTTTAGATATGGCTGATGGATTTGCAAAGTTAATACCTCGAATCGCTCATGCCACAAAAAGAATTTTGATATTTTTTGGTGTGCTTGATGAAATGCCACATATTCGGTTAAAGCAAATAGATGAGGAATTAAAATTTGTTACTGAATCATTAGCAGAAATTGAAGGTCAAACAAATCTCATTGCCAAAGGAATAATGGAGGCTAAATTTGCTGCTACACAATTGGTTATGGGTGAAATGGAAACTCTTTTTGGTAGTATGTCACCTTCAGAATATTTAAATAAAAGGCAAAAAGAGCTTGAAGAATTAAAACAGGTAATAAAAGATGAAATAAAATTATCACAATTAAGAGTAAAAA